AACAATATAATGTTTATTAAACCATTCCTCACATTCTTTTTCAGAACCTCTAAAACAAACATCATCTAAAGTTCCATCTTCTTTATCAGGACATATATAATAATTTTCTGAAAAATCACCCCAATAAACACACCAAACATCTTCATGAAGTTCAAGATTTGGTTTTGAATTAAAATTTTCTAATTCCCAAGATTTTGCCACAAACCAACCAAAACAATCATGTAAACTATCAGATTCATAAACCTTTATTTCTTCACAACGGTCATTAGGCCTATCAACAATCCAATAAGTATTATCTACTAAATCATGCATAATTGAATATTTCATAATTATTTCTCCTGTGTCACTGTTTCAAAATATTCAATTTCTTCCAAATCGAAACCAAGCAATCCTTCTTCAACAGTCATTATACTTAAATGACCATTACAATATGTCATGTCTTTCAAAGTATAATTCTCTGCGAAACCATCTTTTGTTTTTATAAAAATAATTATCATAATCCTTACTCCTTAATCCAACCTTCCATAATAGGTGATGTTTCAGAACCACATTTTTCTTTAGATTCAAACGCTTCTTCAATGGAATCATAGTATGATGATTCAATTACACCATAATGTCCACATTCCCAATATCCATTGTCTACAATATATTCATTACTATCTTCTGTGCGTAGTATCACATATCTTAAATAAAAATAAACCTTTTTCATAACCTGCCTCCTAAAGCATTTAATTTATATAATTATAATAACAAATAAAATAAATTATGTAAAGGAAAAATAAAAATGAAATTAAATATTTTTTATGACAGATACAGAACTTTCAGACTTCTTATTTAATACATATAAAATCAGATTCCCAACAGCCTATATCCACTTTGCCAATAATTTCAACAAATTAGATATAAACTGTAAGAATCTGCAAACTCATCACTTATGCCCTCGCTCTTGTGGTGGAACAGACCTTAAAGAAAATCTTATAAAAATCACATTCCATCACCACAGAAAACTTCATCAGTTAATCCTTCAAACTAAAGAACTAACTGATGAACAAAAACAAAAACTTACTTTTGCATATCAGAAGATGAAAAAGGGTTAATCTCCTGTTAATTCCATAAAATCTATAATACCTTCATAAATAGCGTATTCTTTATTTCGCCAAGTATCTACTCCACAGAAGGCTTTAAGCATTGCTGCAGCATTAAGATTAAATCCTTTATTGAGACAAGTACGAGCATAGCTCATTACAAGGAACTTTACACCTTCAGGATTTGCCTTTACATCATCTTTTGCTTTTTCAAGGCATTCCATATAACTGTTCCAACCTGATTTCTTAATAAGTGCCTGACAAAGTTTGAACACATCTTCATTCTCATCACTAAATGAGTTCTTATCTAGATACTCCATTCGTTCTTCATCTGTATTAAGATAAAGAACCTGACCTAACAGTTTAAGTCCTTTACGACTTGAACCCTCTGACAAATCTGCAATCTTGTGAAGAACATCGAGACTAACCTGTACTTGTTCATTATGTGCAACACGTCTAAGAAGTTTGAACATTGTGTCGTGGTCCAAAGGTTTTACCTGAATACGACTGCAACGAGTTTTAATTGCTTCAATAACTTTTTCCGGATTTGTAGTACAGATAAAGAAGTAACACCATTCAGGGCATTCTTCAAGCATTTTCAACGCAGCCTGTTGAGCCGCGTTTGTTTGCATATGATATTCGTCAAGAATATATACAGACTTTCCTTCAAGTGGCTGATAACGAATCTCTTCCATAATTTCACGAACAGTATCAATTCCTCTATTTTCTGAAGAATTAAGTTCGTGAATAGACATTTCAGTTCCACCAAGCTCTTTTGCAATAGCACGAGCCAAAGTCGTTTTCCCACACCCTGAATCACCAGTAAGAAGAAATACATGGTGCCCATTTTCAATTTCTGAACGAAGTGATTTAATTGCTAAATCATTTCCAAGAATTTCCGCAGTCGTTTGCGGACGATACTTAATATAAAGTTCCATAATTTTACTCCTATACTTTAATAATAGAAAAACCCTTGCGATTATTTTTCACAAGGGTTTGATAATTAAACTGATAAAATAATATTAATCATCCCAATCGTCATCTTGTGCTATACCAGAATCATAAAGGAATGAGCCATCAGGTTTCTTAATCCAGAAGATAAAATCCTGACCATCAGAACCAGTAAATTCATCAATACATCTCTGAACATCTTCTTCACTTGTATACAGTTCATCTTCATCATATCCTTCTGACAAAGCATCTTCTACTTCTTCAGGAGTAAGACAAATCTCTTCAGGTGATACATATAAATTTAACTTTTCTGCAATCTTCTTACAGGCTTCCAAATCACTGTTAGCAGAAAACTTAGCAGTCTTTAATCCACCGCTACTATACCTTTCATAAACTTCATAAGAAACGCTATACTTACCCATAACTAATATCTCCTTTAATAATATTTGGAATTACTTAATTATAATGTACTAAGAAAAGTTTCTACTTCTTTAATAAATAATGCTCAACAGCATCTTCTTGGGCGTATGTTAATTCATCTTTATTATATTTATCTATTGCTACATCTACAACATAATCCTCAAGTGCATCCAAATCATTCAATTCTAAAACAACATTATCATTATCAAAAAGTGATGTTAATTCAAGGGCGCTTCCACCATCATAATTATCACATAATTTTATAAAGATATTATTAATTTGTTTAGTTCGAATATATCGCGGGTCATAAACAATTGATAAATCTGCAGATTCAACTGTTTCTATTGCTTGCTTTAATGATGAGAATTTTTGTTTAGGCCCACCTCTAACAGCTTTATAGCTTCCATCTTTTTGTTTCTTAAAATCAACATACCATTTTTCACCATCAATTTCAGAGAAAACAAACCAACCGGTATTATAGCTACGAAAATATCCATATTCTTTTCTTTGAATAAAAATATTTGGATAATCTTCATTAACATAATATCCATCTGAATCTTTATACCAATCTGCCATATTAATCTCCTTTAATAATATTTAAGCAACCAACCAGCCTGTCTTATTCCAGAACTGTCTAAGTTCACACATAATTGAATTGATTATATCTTCACTATATCCGAAATGTTTAGCAAGACTTGAATTTGTAGGAAACATTCTTCTCCGACCAACTTCCCACTCTCTATTTACAATGTACTTGAAAACGATAAAACCTTCATATGAAAGTTCTTCTTTAGCAGCCTTAAACAAATCTTCATTACTAATTTCATATTCTGGTGAAACGATTGATTCTTCGTAAGATTTTACAGAACCATCTTTTCCAACAAAATTAAAATCTTCATAAGACTTAATCTCACGCATCGTGAACATTGTATAATCGATAAGACGCTGATACAAATTCATATAAAGGTATGTAGTGAATTTCATCCCTTTACTGTTTTTGAATGTTGTAAGACACTGACTATAGATACACATTGCTTCACCGAGCAAATCGTCAAACTCTAAGTCTGGTCTTTTACGACGAATCGTATTGTACCTTTCCAATGCCAACTTATAAATCATGTTTTTTACTGATTCATAATCTCCACCCTTAATTTCCATAATCTTACTCCTTATATGTTTTTTATTTTTTAATATAATACAAACTAAAAAGAATGTAAACATTACATTTCTTAACCTACAATATTTACACTTAAAGAAGGCTTATTACTAAAACTGATAGTATAACCTTTAGGGTATCTGGTAACTTCTGTAATATCCTTCAACAGGATTGACTTGTAACCCTTTTCCTTTTTAGCAACATTCCATGCAGCTCTAAAAGATGAATCTGAAAGTTTACGTTCTTTCTTAGAATAATACATTGAATAATAAATATCTCTACGAAGAGTTTTAATACCATTTAATTCAATATAATCATCAGAATTAAAAACATAAATATCCTTACGTTCATCAATTCTGTAATATGTATAAGATTCAACTTCTTCACCTTCACTCATCCAAAGTGTCTGATTATTATAAGTGATGTCATATTTTTTTACAAAAATCTTCATCGTATCAACACCATAAGAATGGAATTTCTCTTCAGCTTCTCTACCATAAAGATGTTCTTCGTCCATCCAAATACGATAAACAGTTTTACCGTTATCGTTTGACAAATCTATCTTCATCTTTTCACCTTGTGAACCGCTACAACCTGACATCCAAATCATAAAGCCTGAATTAAGATAAGATTGAACAAGGTTTGTAAAAGCCTGTGAAAGTTCTGTTCTTCCATAAAGTTTGATTTCTTTTCCACCAACGAATGTTTTCATATCTGCCTCCTAAAGCATTTATTTAAGTTGATATAAATATAACATAGAATAAAAATTATGTAAAGAAAAAAATAAAAAAAAAACGGTACAATTCTTTTGAACTGTACCGCAAAGGAAATAAGTTATATATCTATTAAAGGTTATTCCAATCAGTTATTGAAACGAGTTTTTCGAAATATTCGTCTCGTTTACATTCTTTTTCAGCCTTTTCTTTTTTTAATTCTTCAAGTTTTTTCTTTGCTTCTTCTAAAGTATTACAACTGTATTTACTTTTCCAAATTTCCATAATGCTTTCTTGTTTACCTTTAGCAGCCGCATTTTCAAGTTCTTTGTTTTTAATCTTATTCTTAATATCTTCAAATTCCTGTTCTTTCATTTATTCCTCCAATATTCGTAATAACAGGCTCAAGTTCATTCAACTTAATCCAAATGTTATAAAAATAATTCATAGTTCTGTATAACATTATCATTTCTTTTAAGTCTGGTCTTACATCCCTAAAAGAAACCTTATCTAAATCATACATTTTATCATACTGTTTATGGAACTCATTAATATGAATTTCAAGTTCTTCTGGTTCCATTTTGAAAAATGAAAAGATTGTTTTCTTTACATCTTTTCTAAATTTAGTATATTCTTTAACAAACATTCAATTTCTCCTTATCTAACTTGTTACCACAATATGGACAAATATCAGGAAGACTATCTTTCAATTCCTTTATCTCTTTCCCCAACTGTAAAATGTTTCCTGACAACTTCTCATAATCATTTATGGATAACTCAAGTTCATCTACATCTGATATAATAATAGAATCTATGTCATTTATAAGTTTATTGTGCTCACTTAAATCAACTACAGTACAATTTTCATAAGAATTTATACTGTTTTCTAATTCACTATAATCAGGAATACTTATATCTTCAATTTGTTTTATAAGTTTATTGTGTTCACTTAAATCAACAACTGAAAGGTTCTCATACTGTTCGATATAAGAATTCAAATTAAGAACTTGTCCTTCACATTCATGAACTAAGTCCTGTAACTTTCTTGTTCTAGTACATAATTTATCTGCTTCATCAACCCATTCATAATTTTTCAAATCATTTTCAAGTTTCTTTATATCACTTTCTACAGTTTTCTGTTCTGAACTTAATTGCCTTTTATCACTGTCTGCAACAGACATAATCTTATCTATACTATCAAGGTGAACAATTTCATTAAGATATTCAGAAGCTTGTCCCGGTGTCTTTGAAAGTAAATAAGGCGAGTCCATCTGGAACTGAAAATTAACATCTGAAACATTTAAGAAATCTGTTACTTCTTTTGGTACACCTTTACCAATAGCGTCGAACACAATTTCTTTTTCACCGTTCTTACAGATGTTATATCCGTTCCTCGTTTTATCTCTTATTCGTTCAACATAACCTTTTTCCGTATACAATTTTACAGAAAGAGGTTCCTTAAAATCATCATTCCAAGTTGAATTTATTTTATTAGTACCTTGTGGATAATTTTCAACAACCCATCTGATTGCACGGATAACAGCTGACTTACCATTATCAGTTTCACCACAAATAACATTCACACCTTTATCAAAATCAAGGACTGTATTTTTATGCGACTGGAAATTATTTATTTCTATCTTTGTTATCATCTAATGCCTCTTCAAGAAATTCCTGTTTATTTTCTTCATCCATAGAACGATAAACATAGTACAAAGTATCTTTATTCATACCCGGAAAATGATGTCCGTGGTCCTTTATCCATTGTTCAAATGCAGTCTTATCTTCTTCCTCTGTCATTTCTTCTCCTAATAATTCCTATTTATTTTTAATTGATATAATCTATTGCCATATTTTTCTCTTATCTCAAATTCCTTCTCAATCAACTTCTTTTCCAACTCTAAGACATTATCGTTAGATGTTTTTAATTCAATATGATAATATCTGAAAGTAGGTATCTGGTTATCGATTTGAAAATCAATACTTGCAATCATTTACATATCTCCAACTAACATATCACTAGCCGACATACTTGGAAAATTATGCAAAGCATTTAATAATTCATCCATTTCTTTGTTATCCTTCTCAGTTCTAGGGATACCAAGTTTATTTTTCAATAAACACCTGTAACTAACATCTTTAATTTCATCAATATGTTCAATATCATATCTTAATTTATCTTGATACACAGGACAATTCATTTTCTACTCCAAACATATCTCGTTCTATTGTTTTCAAATGTTTCCTACAACCTTCATTCAAATTAGCAAAATATTCCAAATGTTCATCAAGATATTTATCACCATACCAGCAATAAAATTCAAGATAAACACTTTCATTAGATTCAATTATTAAAGCCGGACATTTATCACAAGTCATTTAACCTTACCCTCATTAGATTATTTTCTTAAAACTATACTGACAATGTGGGCCAGAATTTATATAGTCAATTACATAAGGTTCACCCTTTGTAATATCACCATAAGTAACTTCAGAATCATAAGGAATATAAAATTCAATCTCATGAGTTTTCAGACCACTTTGTATATGCAACAGTAACTTACATTGTGCTGAATTTTCATATGAAACAATCTTATAATCCTTTAATTTACCTTTCCATTTATAATAACAATCCGCACCTAATGAATTGGCATAATGTTCTTCGATTTTCACAAGTACATATCTTTTAAGAGTCCGAATTGCATTTCGTAAATGATGTTTATTAAAATAAATCCAATTATTCATTTTACCTTACCCCAATAATCATATAACATTTTAACAGCATCCCATTTTGGTTTATCTTCAAGTTCAGTCCAAGTTAAAGTGATACCTTTATGAGCCTGTCTTTTTCTTTTAGCTGATTCCCGGTTTCGTCTTTTCCTTTCATTTGTACCCATTTTAATTTCAAATGATTTATCTGAAAAAGATACAGGAGAACTTTCAAACGTAACTGTAAAATAATCATCTCTATTCATCTAGTGCCTCTTTATTTGGAACATAAATATATCCGTTTTTAACTAGATAGAGTAATACCTCAACGGGTGTATTAACTGTTTCAGGCAAATCTATTTTATTCTCAGTATCTTTACAACATTCTGCCATTTTCATAGTATTTGCAAAAACAGTTATAAAATGTTCTTTACGTTTCTTTGACATAAAGAATCTTTTCCAACTCCAATGTTGATAAAGAAGCTGTTTCGCTTTTTCTCTATACACCTTATCCTTATCAATTTCATCATATATATTATTTAGTATCTCTCTATTTATCGCAAATTGTGATTTCATATTATTTATTTTCTATTCAACCTCTTTTAATTTTTCAAACCCAAGATAAATATAATCCCGTGCAAGAATTATATCAGTTTTCTGTCTCGCATTTAATGTTTTATCAACTTTCACAATAGTTTCAATCCTATCCATAATCTCAATTAATTCAGTTCCAATATTATTCAACTTCTCAGACAACATTACTTACTCCTTTTACCTTCTTAATTACAAACTGTTTATCACTATGTTCCATCATCTCTTCAATATGAGTAACTTCAATAAACTGTATTCCTAATCTTTCAGACAATGTTTGAATAAGTTCTGCAGCTTTTTCCTTAAATCCTTTTGACAGGAATTTCATAGCCTCATCAAACACAATTACATTGTCAACATGACTGATATTATAAACTGCAACTCTTAGACAGAAGCACAATAAATCTACTAATCCACCACCGTTCTGGTTCATAGGGTCAATTTCTTTACCATTTTGGAGAAGTACAAATTCAACTTCTGTTTTACCACGAGCTGAAACATATCTTAATTCAAACTTATACTCATCACCAAAACAAGTTGCAAGTCCAAGATTTACAATACTGTCTATCTTTACTGACAATTTAGATTGTACTTCTTTTGCAACTTCCTGAAGAACTGACTGTGATTTAAGAAGTGTTTCAGTTTCAACTTTAATCTCTTCAAGTCTTTGCTTACGAGTATTCAACAGTTCTTCTGTAGACTGTTTCTTAATTTTGATAGTATTTAATTTTTCTTCAATTTCTAAGAATTCCATAATATACATTATAGAATCATAAAAAAGGACGCGCATGAGCAATAACGCGTCCTTAAGACCTACTGCATACTCTCATTCTGGGAAAATGAGTTGATTGTGTATGCGGTTGCTTACACCCAAGGTCATATATATTCTAATATAAAACATTAGATTTGTAAATACGAAAAATTTATCTTTACAAAAATAATTTTTCTATTTATAATTCATAGACATCAGGGTATAGGAGAGAAAACCTATATCGGATAGCGTGGAAACTGCTTATCATTATCCACTACAGCCAATGAGCAATTTAGGTTTAGATAAGCTTGGTAGGATAGAACGCTATATAAGAGATATCGTGTTACGATGATACTAGCTGATACTAGAGGAGTTCACTTTATTGTCTAAGGGGGCAAGGTACTGCCATAAAAGGCCCACTCTGGTGATACGAAGGAAAAAGTATATTATTCAATTAGTATATTTTTTCATTCGCATCATCAAGTGGCAACAGGGATGGGAACTGTTTGCTAAGACTAACGATGCTTACACCAAAGCCCACGGTTCAAAGTAGCATTTTAGTTACTAGAGTTAGAAATAAGTTATTTGAATGATAACGAAAAATAGTTCTAACTTTAATAATGCCGGCGTCGTTCAACAATATACAATAAATTCAAGTATATGAAGGTCTCGTCAACCAAAATCTGAATAATTATCCTGTTTAATTCAGATAAAATCTTCCAGAAGTCATGTTAGTTTCTTTCATGTGGGAGTTAGATAATAAGATTAGCTATATCTATTTCTGAAGTAAATATTGCTTATCTTATTATTTATCATCAAGAAACAATATCAAATATCAAGGGGATTTATTCATTAAACAATTCTTGTTTAATTTCATAAGTTCTTTCAGAACCACTCCAGTTCCTCTCAGGAAAATCAATTTGATATTTGATTTTCTAAAATTAAAAATATGATTATTACGGATAAAGTGATTGAACATTATTTTCCTCAAAAACTGATTGCATTCAAATCAGAATATTATAAATTGTTTAATTTTGATATGCAACCTGGTACGAATAATCCTGTAAAAGGTTGGAGATATAGATATATTGGAAAAGAAATTTCTGATGAAAGAATGAAAATTATTAATGAATATTTCCGCAATCATATTGTTCCAAAGCTTGAAGAAGATAAACACAAATTATTCTAATATTCAGTTATGGAAGCATTATTTGAAGTAGATGTAATAGATAAGCATATTGAAAGTATTATTAATTATATGCTTACAAAATTATCAAACAATAATCCTAAAAAAGACAGCAAATGCTATTTACGAGTAGTGAATAGTATAAATGAGATTTATACAGGATATTTTCTAAAGAATAAAAGATTTGATACTCTTAAAGATAATTTGTTTGATATGACTGATGTGTTTGATAAAGTTTCTGATTGTATGCACGATTGGTCTAAAGTGAGAACTATTATATTCAATGCTTTAGAACATTTAGAAGAAGCAAAGAAACCTGAAAAAATGCCTTGGAATAAAACTTATCTCAATAAAATGAGTTTTGCAAGATTCTTCAATAATGGGTATAATGAAAAAGGAGAAATAGACTGTCCTTTCTTACATTTTGTAAACCCACCAAAAGACAGTTATGCTTATACTTCAGATATCACAATCAATAAACTTAAAGAAAATACAAACAGTATCATAAAAGAAAGTGCTGATAAGTTCTGTAGGAAACATTTTAAAATGAAGAATTATCAACTTTCATTCTGGTATGACATGGAAGATTGGACAAGGTGGTTACGATTATTTAAGTTTACATTTCCAAACATTTATGGTGAATTTGTAAACTCGTGTGAAGATGGAAATCCTTTTATTGATTTTAAGAATTATTTGATGTTTGTACTTAAACAAAAAGAAGGTGAGTATCCTGTTATAAATCATTGGTATTTCAAACTTACTTATAATGACGGAACTGAACTTGATGGATATTTCAAACAATGGCTGAGGGCAGGAATTGATAAAGGTAAGTTCAATATTCTTAAACAGTTACCAAAAAGTATTGATAAATATTATACAGATGAATCATTTAATAATTCTAAAATTAAGAATGAGAAGAAAAAAGAAATTATTGAACTTGATGATGTTGTATTTGATATTTGGTAGAGGTAGTTGATGAAAGGAAAAGCATACGCAAACAGAAAACCTGAGAGTAGAAGACCTGAGGGTGATTTTTATCCTACTCCAAGTTGCATGGTTAAAGAACTCTTAAAAAATAAGTTTGTTGGTTTTGAGTTAGCTGATGTAAAGATTCTTGACCCCTGTTGTGGAAAATATGCAATTGGAAATGTTCTTAGGGATGCAGGATATAAAAACATTATTGAACGGGATTTGATGTATGGACAAAACTTCTTATATGATAGTTATCCTGGAATGAAGATATACCCCGATTATAATTTTATTGATAAAAAGAAACAGAAAGATTATAAGTCTAAAATATATCAGGATAATGTAGATGTTATTGTTATGAATCCGCCTTTCAAAGATTTTAATGGATTTGTTGAAAAGGCAAAAGATATAGCTGACAGAGTTTATTGTATTGGTAAAATGAACTTCTTTGGTGCTCATGACAGAAATGTAAATGGTTTATGGGAACATCTTGAATGGGTACTTCCTTTTGATAGACAAATTGCTTTTGATAAACCTGAAACCGAAGATGGAAAAGTTGAATGTGGAATGATTGTATCTTGTTGGTTTATTTGGAATAAGAAATACGAAGGTTATCCTAAAATAAAAGTTTTGGATATGCAGAAATATGTTAATCATAAATAAAAATTCACATAATTTCTTCACTGCCTGTAGTAAGAAGTTCTACAAACTTTAATAATCTTTTTACATTATTTTTATGAATTTCTTCTGCTTCTTTACAAGCATCATCAATCTCCTGTTTATCAACAAACATTTTTATCAAAGGGGTTTCTGTGTATTTCTTTATAATTTCTACTTTATTCTTTTGATATTCTTCCCATTCTTTATTTTCATATTCAAGTTGTTCACGGATATAAGAAAGAATGGTATCAGCGTCTTTAACTGTTAATGTAATCTGATTCATAAAATTTGCTCCTTCAAGAATAAGCCGGTCTTTGATACTTTGTTGTAGGACCGGCAGACTACGGTGGGCGTAGTATCGGTTATAGTGGCTCTACTCCCTTCTTCCTCTCGTTCACCACTTGTTTTTTTTTTTTTTATTTCTTATTAAGCATCTCTGCTTTCTTAAAATAGAATGCAAATTCCATATCAGAAATCTTTTCAGCCTTAATACGGAACTTGTATTTTTCACCACGAAGTTCTATAGGAATATCATCGTCTTCATATTTGATAACATTCTGAACGCATTTCGTCTTACGATTTTTAGATTCTTCAAGAACAATTCCTATACCGCCTTTAATAAGACCAATGTCTTTAATTTTAGCATTAGGTACATTGATTCTAATTCTCAAATAACCTTTACTAATTACAAGAGAACCAAAACCAGCCACATGACCGCCTCTACGACGAACAATTGATTTAATAAATTCCATAGATTTTACTCCTCATCACTTTTTGAAAGGAAGTGATAAACCTTTTATTTTTTTATAATAGACATTCAAGAACATCAATCTTCTCGAATGCATTTTCAGATTTATTTGTATCAATCAAAAACTGTCTCTTAGCATCTTCTTTTGTTTTGATATCAGATGCAAGATAATATTTACTGATACATTTATTATTAGTGTATCCATCAACACACCAACCGTCCTTATGTGGTAATGGGATGTATGTCATAATCAGTCCTCCTTTTAAGGTAGACCCTGAGGTCTACCATTTAATTTTAGATGAGTGATTTATACATTACAGAATTTGCTTTCTGTCCTGTAATCTTCTTGTACTTCTCAATAAGTTCGGCTTTACCGTTATCTTTGAGAGCCTTTTCAGTAACTTTTGCAACTTTCTTAATTTCATCAAGAGAAAGTTCGTCAAAGATTTCTGAACTGATTTCTGAGTTGTTACCGCCGTTCTTAATTGAAACAGCAGTACCAAGGTCATTAAATTCAAACTTCACTTCAGGGTCCATTTCTTTTACAAGTTCTGCTCCCCAAAGTTTTGTGTAATACTCGATTGCAGAAGTAAGATTCTTTGCAACTGCCAAGAAATGTGCCTTGTCTTTAATAGTAAGACCTTCTGTAGTTCCTTTCTCCTTAATTGAAGAAAGTTCTTTGTTCATCTGGGTCATAAACTGTGATACATCACCGTTTGGGAGTTTTTCTCCCGAAACAACATCAAATGAATTTGCCATAATTTACCTCCTAAGCAATTCCTAAAAGTTCTTTACAAGATTCACTCAATCCGATTCTACTTGTACCATCTTCTGAATAGATGTAAGTAACACCACGAATTGTTTTGAAATAACCTTTCTTAAAAGGGCAAGGACTTCCCCAGATTGAGAATTTCCATTCACCTGTCTTTTTTGATTTAAGCCACCAATCACAAGAATATTTTGTGTAATTAGGTGTACCCAATGTTGACTTGTAAGCCTCGTTCAAAAGTTCAATCTGTTGTTCTGTGATAAATGTTTTCATATTTGCCTCCTAAGCATTTATGTTTTATTTACTGTAAATATAACATAGAATAAAAGTTATGTAAAGGAAAAATTAGAAAAATAAAAATATTTTTTAATTCTAATATATTTTGTATTGATAGTGTAATAACATGAGAAAACTAAATCACCCTTGATTTCACCACGCTATGAACGGTTATCAAGGGAATTTCTATTATTATAAGACTAGGAGTAAAATATGTTAAATCGACAAGTTATAAATAATCTCGATGAAAAAGATTTTGTAACATCATTAATTATGAGTGATAAATGCTGCCAGATTCTTATACCTTATATTAAGTTAATTTATTTTGATGTAGATTATGCACGAACAGTTATATCTTGGGTTTTAGATTATTATAAGAAATTCAAACAAGCACCTAAAGATAACATAACATCTATTTATCGTACAAGGTGTGATGAAATACAAGATGAAGCATTAAAAGAACTTATTCTTAATTATATTCAAGAACTTGGTAAGAATGAAATTCAAATTAATAATGAAGATTATCTTGTTGATAAAGGAAAAGATTTTATTGATTATAAAGCACTAAAAATCTATACGCAAGAATTAAACGCTTGTCTTGAAACACGTTCAATGGATAAGGCAAGAAAAGTTCAACAGGAATATAAAAAGATAAATACTGTAGAATTAAATGAAGTCAGTTTACTCTCATTATCAGATAAAACAATTATTGAAAATGCTCTAACACAAGAAGAAGAAATACTATTTACTTTACCCGAAGCACTTAATAAGGTAGTTGGTAATATTCACAGGAATGATTTTATCGCTATTCTCGCACCACCAAAGCGAGGGAAGTCATTCGCTTTGCAGTACCTTGCAATTCAAGCTCTTAAACAAAGATTGAATGTTATTTTTGTCAGTATGGAAATGACTCGTGAAGAAGTCATTCAGCGTATGTGGAAAGCATTATGGGGAAGTGAATCAGGTTTAATAAAAGATGGTATGTATGAAACTTCTCGTTTTATTGAAGATACATCTGAAGAGGGAAAATATCGTTCAGAACTAGTTGATGTAAATGTAAAGAATAAAGCAAAATCAGTTCAGTCTCTTCAGAAAAGATTACGAACCAATAATGCATATACAGGTGACATCAGAATAATTGCTTATCCAAGATTTAGTGCGTCAGTAAAACAAATTACTGATAGAATTGATGAACTTATTAATGATGGATTTGTCCCTGATGTTGTATTTATTGATTATGCAGACATTACAACACCAATAGGTGGTGGAAATGAATTACGAAATCAGATAGATGAAATATGGAAATATCTTGGCGGATACGCGACTAAAACGCATTGTGCAGTAATTACAGCGTCACAAACAAATAGAGGTGGTATGTCGTCAAGTTCTGTAGAAGCTGAAAGTATTGGTGAAAACTTTAAGAAAATTGCTCATATTACTTCAATGGTTTCACTTGAACAAACAAGAAAGATGAAAGAAGAACATTTAATGAGAGTACGAAATATTGCAATACGAAATGATGAAGTTGAAGACGCTTGTATATTTCCACAATGTTTAGGACTCGGTCAGTTTGTATTTGGTGAGCCTATTTCAACAAGAGATTTTATTAGAAATACAGGAGATGATGATAATGAATGTTGATAAATATGGATTTCCAATTTTTGATGAAGATTTTGATAATCCTGAAATTCATGTACCTGAAGATATAAAAGAATTCTATAATGATAATCAGCTTAAACGCATAAAGGAATGGTGTGGTGAACCTACAGATATTCTTTTAGAGAAAATTGACCATCCAAAGAAGGAAAAAATGGAAACTCTATTCTAGTATTTACAGTATGGCAAGAATATTTTATGACGGTGAAAAAATTGTAGCAACTGCTAACACCGCAAACATTGAACAACTCACTTCTTTTGCAGAGAAATATAAAGCAGAAACTTTACCTGCGGTAAACGGATATGCTTTTCCAAGAAGTGTTCAATGTATTAAAGATTTATCAACTCTCACCCAAACAGCATTAGACCCAACTTTTGAAGAACTTCTTAATAAAGTAAATAAAGCAAATAGAATCAAACAAGATTTTATTGATAGTTTGAATCTTCCAGAAAAGATGTATCCGTTTCAAAAAGAAACTGTTGCTAAAATTGTCAAGTGGATGCATAATACTTTAATTGCTGGTGAAATGGGCGTTGGCAAGACGTGCATGGGGTCGGTAGCATTAAAAGTTTTAGGTGAAGCTTATCCTGCCTTAATTGTATGTCCTGCTTCATTAAAATTAAATTGGGAAAAGGAAATACATACATGGACACCTGATGTAAAAACTTATATAATTAATGGCCGTGAAACTTATAATGAATCTTATGTTGTTGAAAAAGCAAGACAATCAGATGTAGTGATTATTAATTATGATATTCTTGGATTTGATGATAAGGAAAGGGTTGAACGAGAAAAGAAACGAATTAAAATTGCTAAAGAAGAAGGTAGAAAATATCGTAAGGCATTTATTCCTGTTGAAGGTTGGATAAATAAAATCATAAGTGAAATAAAACCTCATGCAATAATATGTGATGAATGTCAGGCTTTAGGTAATCCTGAATCTATAAGAAGTCGGGCAATAATACAAATATCAAAAGATAACAGTATTCTTAAATTATTTTTGTCAGGAACTCCTTTTGAAACGAAAGTATTACAGTTCTACACAATTTGCCATATTATGAATCCTGAACTATTTTCAAATGAATGGGAATATAAACAGCGCTATTGTAACCCATATAGAGATAGATACGGTCATTGGCATTTTGATGGGTGTTCTAATGTTGAAGAACTAAGAAGAAAACTTGCTACATTTATGATTCGTTTGGAGAAAAAAGATGTACTTCCTTTCCTTCCTCCAAAGCAAAAAATTCCTGTTTATTTCGATATGGATAAAAAATCTAGAGAAGCTTATGATAAAATGGAAGAAGAATTGTTATCATTTGAAGAGGGTAGTATTCATCAATTTACATATCTTGCTAAAATGAAAGAAGCATTAACTGAAATTAAAGTAAATGCGGTTATACAATTTATCAAAGATATGCTTGATGTTGAAAATAAACTTGTGACATTCGTATTCCATACCGCAATGTATGAAACATTAATGTCCACTTTTGGTAATCAGTGCGTAGGTATCAATGGTGGGCTTTCTGATTTTAAGCGACAAGATGCGGTAAATAAGTTTCAAAAAGATACAGAAATAAGACAGTTCATTGGTCAGTTACAAGCAGCTTCTACTGGTATTACATTGACAGCCGCTCATATTATGGTATTTAGCGAGTGGGGACAAACAGCTGTTCAAATGGAACAAGCTTGTGACCGGATTCATCGTATCGGTCAGGAAAGTGAACGATGTCTTTATTATTATCTTATTGTAAAAGATACAATAGATGAAGACCCGATGGAAACACTTGGTAAGCATTATGAAGATATTCAAGCCGTATTGAACGGTAATATCAATGTTAAGTTTGTTGATATTGATGAAAGTATGATTTTAGGTGTGAAATCACGCCGTCTTATGAAAAATAAAGAAACAGTACAAATTGAGTACGAGTAGGAGTTATGACATCAGACGAACTTTTTCAAATAGTAAAAGAATATTATAAGGTACACAATCATTTTCCTCTTATAAGTGAATTTGCAGCTTATACTGAATATCCTGTTGAAACAATCAACAAACTTTATAAAAGATGGATTACTCAAGGTAAGATTATAAAGAAAGGGAATACTTTTGATTTTTATAAAGAAGACCCGAATAAGTTATTTAGTGAAGAAAAGAAAATACAGGAACCTGATAATCTTGAAATTAAGAAAAAAGGTGAAGAACCTAAATTACAATCTAAGAAAGATTATCTGGCTGTATTCGTAAAATTACTTATCGGTATTATTGGAATAATCCTCATTTTATGCTCAATTCATTTTACTTTTGAATTTAACAGATTGTCAATGAAAGTATTCTGGGGATTCAGTTTATCTTTCAGTATTGTTTCATTTATGGGAATTGCATTTACTTTAGCAGATTATATGAAAAGTAAATGGCTTAAAACCTTTGTCATATTTTTATGGGTGTTAGGATTTATTTATTCAGTCTTTACAGCAGTATCTGGTCAGTACAATGATTTTAGAAAATATCTGTCTACCGATAAAAGTGAAGTTATAACAAGTCAGAAATCTATTATTAAAGAACAACTTGATATTCAGATTAAGAAACAGGAAGAACTTTTACATTGGCGGGAACAGGAAACAGAATACAGTCTTAATCCTGACCTTAAAACAGAGAATCCTGGTACTTGGAAAAAGATACAGGAAGGAATCAGTAAACTTGAAGAATGTGAAAATAAGATAGAAGAACTACAAGACAAAATGATGAATATTGTGGAAGTAGATATTATTAGTGAAGAAACAGTTTATTCTTGGTTGAGCCGGACATTAAAAATATCTTCAGATAAACTTCACTTTATAATTATACTGTTTCCGTCTGTATTTATTGATTTATGTAGTGGTTTATGTTTAATGTTTGCGTTAAAGAAAAAGGAGGAATAGATTATGGATTTAATGACAGTTGCTAACAAGGTTGAAGAAGAACTACAGAAAAAGAAAATGGTTGGAGACCGTATAGGTAGTGGTTTTAATTTTCAAACTAATACCCGTAATGTTCAGTATATGTATGGTGAAGTAAAGGACACCGAAATTATTACAAATACCATTAAAGATGTTGTAAGTAATTTTGAAGGTGAATTCGATGTCAGTGTAAGATACAAGAAAGAAGATTTTACATTCTATATTTCACTGAAGGAACAAAAAATGAGTGATGTTTATACTGATAACTCAAAAGTAATTGAAAACCTACAGAGAGAACTTGAAAAGGAAAGAAACCTTAATGCAGAAATTAAGGCACGATTTGTTAAGTGTAATACTTGCACACCTGATATGAAAGATAAGTGTCCTATGTTTCATGAAAACCTTTGTGAAGGTGAAAGATGTGAAGAACTTGTAGATTTAATGTCATTAGTTGAAAAACGAGATAATGATGATAAAATCAAAGTTGCAAAAGATATAATTAAAAGACTGATACATAATTCTCCTGATACTTATAGTGGTACAGATATTGATTTACAGCAAAGTAAGATGTTTGCTTTTCAGAATGCAGTAAATGAAGGTATGGATTTCTTAAAGGAGGAATAACATGATTGAAGGCGGAATAGAATATAAATATGAACCTATGGAAATACCATTAAAAACAATTTGTGAAATGGTTGAGAATGGTACATGGGAAGATTCACTTGAACAGGAAGAAATTGAATACAATGTTGAACACAAATTATATCCTGTAAAGCAGCTTAAACAATACAGCGAATTATTGGCTAAAATAAAGGAGAAGAAATATGGCAATGATTAATTCAGGTACTTATGAATTTAAGAGTATATGCAATCTTATGGACTTTGTAAAACCTTTGATTCTCGAAGGTTATCCAGTTGCTATAGATACTGTTCGAGGTGAATACACAATTAAAAAGTTTGTCACTTATATTGGTGAGAAAGGTGTAAAGTTTTATTGTGCTGAACCAACTCAAGAAGCACCTAATGAATGAGATTCTAAAAATCCTAGGCGTGGCGAATAATAATTGATTTTTCTTACCATCTTATTTTAATGCAAAACAACTTGTATGAACATCTAAATTATTCCAAAAATCAAAGCTATAATCTCTAGGATAAATTTGTGTGGTTATATTTATGTTCGGAATGGTGTTATATGAACTTGTACTGAAATAACGATAATATAAGTTAGCATTTTCAGTGCTGCTGCCGCTATGATAGCTAACATTAATGCTTATTCGGAATATAGTTTCTCCAACAACACTTTCACTTAATCTTATGTTCCTAATATTCCAATATACATTACCAGCACCACTACCATATTCACCTGTTACACCAACAAATGAGTTAAAAGCTATTGTTGCACGGCTAATATTGATAGTTGAATTATAATTGTTTTCTGAAATAGTTACCCCTATAGGGTCAATCATTATTAGATAATTTTTTGGAATTTTATAATTGTTACCATTGACGATTACATCTGCATAGTTATAGTATGTTGCTACAGTATTAAATCCAACTTGAAGATTTAATAACCCCCCCCCCAAAGAATCTCTTGTCATTTATATCGTAAGAAGTTCCGTTGATATTAAAACAATTAATGTATGCCATAATTTGTTCTCCTACACATTATAATATATAATTATAGAAACAGATTATAAAAAAACCACCCTATTTGGTTTAGGGTGGTTTATTGCATTAGAACATTGTGATTAATTGTACTTGGTTACTACAGTATTAGTTCTCTTAGCCAAATCATTTTCAGGAACTCTGATTTCACCATTAGCTGTAATAGCACTATATACATTCCATACACCGTCTTCTTTACGAAGTAAGTAAGCCGGATTGCTGTAGTTCTTTTCAGTAGTGAACAAATCGTTGTATGTTATATATGCCGATTCTTCTGCGTAATCTGTGCTAATATACACTTCGTAAACATCTACTTCAGCTTCAAATGTTCTTGACAGGTTGTCACCTTTCCAGAAAGCAAAGGTTGAAGATTTGTAGTTGTCCTTATTCTTATGAACCAATGTCTGGTTTACTTTCTTGAACTTTAAGAAATTAGTATTTCTAAATTTTTCTGTGATAAGTAATCTGTTGAAGTTCATTGGGTCGTAACCTTTTGGAACAACGAAGTAAGGAATACCAAAAGTACCGTCTGTATAGTTTATCTTAACCCAAGGGTCCACCACAGGCTGTTCAATTACTTCAGGTTCTTCAGTTGTTTCTACTACCGGCTCTTCAATAATTTCTACAGGCTGTTCTACTGTTTCTTCAGTAACTTCTTCTACAGTTTTTTCTGTAGTTTGTTCTTTTGAAGTTTCTTCTACAGGCTGCTCTTCAACCGTTTCAACCTGTTCTGGTTCTTCAGTTACTTCCTGAACTTCTGGTTCAGTAACTTCTTCAACTTTTGTTTCTTCAGATACTTTTTCAGTTTTCTTTGAAACAACCTCTTCCTTATCATTTTCCTGTACAGGGCTGTTACAAGAAACCAACATCAACAAAACTGCAACAAACAAAAACAAAATTTTTTTCATAAGCATTCCTCCTATTTGTTTTATTTAACTTTATTATAACAAATAATAAAAATTATGTAAAGGATTTTTAGGAAATTTAAATAAACATAGAAAATAAACATTGTCGTTTAAGTGTTTGAGAAACAGACGAAATATAAGCTTCATTATTACCCAGCACAATAAAATTCCCATCAAAAATACGAATATTAGAATTATATATTGAAGGAGGTGAATATGATGTTCTAAAATCATAATTTATAAAATTAGTATTAGCATAAATTTGAAGGTAAGGTGTACTAGCAAACTCATAAGCATTTCCTCCAGGATAAGCCTTACTCTGACAACTACCTGATATACGATATGTATATTCAATATTTGATATAGTTTCACTAAAGATAATATTATTATAATATTGAATTCCGGAAGGAGGGCTCACACCGGG